TCCTGAGATTTCTCACGTTTGACGCTCCATGGTAGTTTCAAAGCATTAAGGGTCGTGGTGCAATGTGGAAGGTCGCGACAGATATTGAGAGCGGTTACAAAGGAAAGGCCGCAATATTGACTGTGAACACTCTAGAGGCAGTGGATCTGCGTATCACTGAGCTGGCGGACATCTATCGTAACGCGGTATATGATAAGATACACATGAGAGAGAGGGTCCCAGACAACCTCAGGTGGTTTTCAATGGACATCTATGTAGCCGAGGCCAGAAACCTAAGATACAGGATTCCAGGAGTCGGGCAGAATGTTGCGAGCCTCTCTGGAGTCAACACCGCACAGATCGGAAACCTAGTCGGAGCCGGCAATGTCTTTTCAAATGTATTGGAGCAGTTCGGTTATGTAAAGTTCAAATGCAGACAATGTGAGTTTGATTTTTCAGAAACATTTGCTGGAGGAGAATCATTAGAGGTTACTACTAAAAACACTCCAGCAACCAATTCATTTAAAATTAATATCGGGTTCTTTGAAGAGGAGAGCAAGTATCCAGACGGAAGCACGCTCTTTGACGACCGCACCAAATCTGAGCTCCATAATCCATGGAGCCTTAGAAACGTCGGTACCACTGCTCAAAATGCAGCGTCATTCCTCTCAGGCTTGCCTGTTATTGGAGACGACATTCAAAGAGCAGGGCAGAGCGTGCAGAACTCCCTAGCCTCGATCGGAGGTCTAATCAATCCTGCGCTTGGCGCAGCTACTAACTTTATCGAGCCACCAGTTAGTGATCTTGGAAATATCTACGGTAGATAAACCTGTAAAAAGTTTTTGATATAATCTAATATGGATCACAATCACGACATAGAGAGAAGAGCATCAGACCTAGTAGACAAACAGTTTCTAGGAATCGTAGAGGATCCAAATGATCCTAGAAAAGAAGGACGAGCTAGAGTAAGAGTAGTTAGCATATATGATGATATTCCAGTTGAAGACTTGCCATGGGCATACCCAAAGCAGAAGAGCACGGTTTTCGGTAAAGAAGGAAAGGGCGGGTCACTGTCAGTTCCAAAAAAAGGATCAGTTGTCGCAGTCCGATTTGATAACGGAAACCCATACTCTCCAGAGTACTATTCCTTGCATGAAATCGCAGACGACGTTCGAGAAGAAATCGGAAAAAACGGCGAGTATCTAGGCTCCCATGTAGTCCTCTTTGATGGAGACGAAGAGCTGAAGATCTGGTTTACCATTAGCAAGGGAATCACGATGCAACTCAAAGGTTCTAGGGTGAATATCGGTCGAGACAAGGCAATCACTATCGAGCATGACCAGTCACAGTCGATCATTGAGCTTAGAGGCGGCAACATCTCGATCCATGCAAACTCTAGAATAGAGCTTACTTCTGGAAGCGAGATTGAGGCAGCGTCAAATGATATCTGGGTGAACGGCAATTTTGTAAAAGTCGGGCATAACCCAGTAAATGGGCCAGCTGTGCTCGGCAACACCCTGTTCCTGCTTCTATCGGCAATGGCCAGCGCAATCGACGGAAAGTTTCCTCCGACTCCAGGAGCAATCAGCGGAATAGTCAACAGCTTTAAAGAGACGACGCTTTCAAAGACTGTGCGAGTCTCCCTCTAATCCTTTCGATAGAGGTTACCGATATTTTCGTATCTTAAAAACTTGTTTAATCTGGATTCAGGATTTACTGAAATAATAGGATTTCCTGAATTTTTTAAAGCTATAAAATTATGCTCCATTTTAAGAAATCTAGAGCGGTACCACTCTTCTCCATGGGTGTTTTGTCCAGGGTAATTTAATTCTTTCCAAAAGTGACTAGGCTCCGTCCATGTAAGAGAGACTCCAGCAATATAGAAACAACATTTCTGCTTCGGCATAATATACCTTGTAAAAAGACGAAGCGATGCCGTGACTGAGTCTGGAAAAACAAACACATTGTCTCTAAAATAAACTTTGACCCAACTAGGAACCGAAGCCAATCTTCGCTTATCTGATTGGACTAGCCAGTCACTAGAAAAGACCTGAGTCTTTTGAGTTATCGCTTGAAGTATTTCAGGATTTGCAGTAAGCTCGTCAATTATTACCCAATCATTGAAGAAGAGATAATTTGGAATGTGCTTTAACCAAATTCGATTTACACCTAATGTAATAACATCTGGCGCTAGCCTATCAAACTCGATCTCATTTATCTGAGGATCGTTGCCAAGTACAAGAACTCTAGTTTTTACCATATAGCCAGTCCATAGAATTGATGTTTTTGTCGTCTATAAAAAAATCATAGACTGGCTTTCCGAACCTTAGCTCATGATACTGGACGCCCCAAGAGAGGAGTTGTCTCTCAGTTAATTGTCTCCAATCCTTTCCGCTTAGGGTCCCTCTAGCGGTCCAAAACACTATAGTATGCCCTTCTTTGAAGAGACGATTTACTTTAGCAATTGCACAGGGAATCGGCTGAGCTGACTCATACTCCATCGGGACTGTGATGGTGCAAATTGTGTCGTCGATGTCAATAAAGTATGTCGCCACGGATCTCGATGTTTTTTTCAATTTTATACTTTTCCCAAGAGGCAGCATCCATCAGGTCAGGAAAGCGCTCGCCGCCATTGCAAGATTCTTTCACATATAACTTTCCTGGAATGTTGCAACCGCAATATTTGCAGTATTCAAATACCATACAGTCATCTTTGCAGATCTCCGAACGGTATAGGACCTGTTCTCTCTCGTGTTTTGGTAGAAGGTGCAGCTTATCGCCAAGAAGCTTAAGGTTGCCCTCAATAAACTGGAATACTTTTTTTGGAGTTATCATTTTCCTCTAAGCGTTTTACGTTTTTCTTTTTCAGATTTCAATACTTCTCTAGGGCCGTATCCGCCTCGAGCAGATTCAACGTCTCTAATCGATTTCACAAGCTTTATTAGTCCTTGCGGCTCAACTGATGCCATTTGATCACTGCCAAAAAGAGTTCGATCAATTGTGACGTGGCGCTCGATCCACTGGGCTCCAAGAACGGCAGCTGCTACTGTCGTAGTAAGACCAAACTCATGACCTGAGTAGCCTATTTCAAATTTCTTTTCAAAATCGTTTCCTCTGTTGATATGATCTAAATATACTAAATAGTCAAGGTTTAGTTCACTGTTTGGAGCAGGATATGTTGAGTTTGTATGAAACACAACGTCCGGCTTTCCTATTTCAATTGCTCGATCGATCTCAGCTTGAGTGCTCATCCCGGTTGAGATAAGCAAAAAATCACAGCAGTCTCGCGCGTACTCAACTAGGGCAAGATCAGTGATTAGAGCAGATGGAATCTTTAGCATGACTCCGTTCTTTCCGCTTGGCAGTTTTGTATAAAAACGACGCATTGCATCTACTGACTTTTTATCCCATACTGAAGCGAACCATGGAATTGATTTTGATCGACAGTAGTCGTCTATTTCATCGTATTCAGCTTGAGAAAATTCAATGTCTTGCTTGTATTGAAAATAAGTCGTCTCTTCTTTTCTCCAAGGGACAGACTTTGCAGCGGACCGTTCTTTAAGCGGAATACAAGACTCTGGGTCACGACGCTGAAATTTTACATAATCTGCTCCAGCTACAATCGATACGTCGATTAGTCGTTTTGCATTGTCTAGGAAAAGAGACCTGTCTTTACCGTAGGCATAATTGATTCCAATTTCAGAGATGATTTGTGTCTTCATATTAATTAAAGTGAGATTCACATATTTTTACCATTTCTCGAGTTTCAGTCAAACTGTTTTCTTCAAGCTCTCGAACCGCAGCTCTTAAATTTGGTCGGGTCTCAATCGCACGAAGAATGTCTCCAAATCCATAGGCTATTCCATTCTTATAGAAAGGTATCTTTTCATACCATTGTTCTCGGGTCATGCCATCTTCAGGAATGACGACTGGGATACAACCGCATAACGCAGCAATCACGTTAGTGAAAGAAGATGGATCGTAACATATTAGTAACTGGCATTCATTGAACACCTTTAGCAGGAACTGATCTCCGCCCTTTGCTTCCCATCCATCGATTTGGATGGATCCTTCTGGATGTTTGTCTAAGATTCGGCCTTTTCCTTTTCTAACAAGAAAACATGTCCCGTTTCGCGGCTGGTCTAGGTCGCTCCAAACATCTAGCTTTCCATCATACGCAGTTAAAAAACCGGAGACTTTGTATTTTGAGTCGACTGTAAAATAGTCAATGAACTTGAAGATTAGATCCCTTTCTCCATATATTCCATCTCCTCCCATAACACCTGGAGTATTAAGAATCCACCGAACTATGTTTTTAGCATTGAATGGATTGCCAAACACAATTTCAGGATAAATTACTACTGCATCACTCGACTGCATCTCATGATATCGAGAAGGATCTAGGCTTTTTGTGTTATATCTTGGATTTAAACCATCAGTGACACAGTACACCTCTTCTCCCAAAAGAGTAAGATTATGTGCAAGGCGGTGTAGTGCAAGTACTCCTCCAGAATGATCTCTATATGGAAGGGCCCAAATATAATATTTTTTCTTTATGTGTTCCAAGTGGAGTACGGTATGCTAAATAAATTTTCAGAATGAGTAAGATCTACACTCTTCATACCAGGAAATATTATTTTATTAAAATTAAAGGAGTGAGTGTTAGCATTTGCCTTTCTTATACTTTTAACTAGCTCTTCTGTTTTGCTTCTATTAAAAATAGCACGAGTAGTTGAACCGTATTTCATATGAAGGTTGCGCCTAACTGTTTCCATGTGATGCATTTTTATTAAGTTAGGAGAAAATTCATGAGTCACTCTGTGCGAATCAGAGATTCCTCGAGTAGGATCACACTTTACAAAAAATTTAGAACCCATTTTTGATGACCTAGAAATTTTACAAATAAAAGGTACACGGTTTGCATCAAATCCGCGATGAAGAGTAGGAATGTTTACATAGTTGATAAATCTGACCGCAGTTGAATCATAGCCAGAGCTGATGATTTCTTTTTTTGCGTTCAAAAACTCGTTTGATTCATAAAATTCATCAACATCCATACAAAGATAGTGAGTACATTTCTGTTTTAAGCATAAATTTAATCCAAATTGACGCTTTTCAGTTTCATATCGTTTTGCAGTCATAATGGATCTAGACGTAATATCCTTTAATGGAAAAAAACCTTTGAATAAAATTAATTCATCGATTAGCGCAGAGTTCTTTAGATTGCGTAATATATTTAGATCCTCTTTTGCAAGAGGCACTCCGAACCATGAAACTTCTTGATATACAACATTAATATAGTCAACATGGGGTCGAATTTGACGAATTGTGTATTCCAATAATTCTGATCCATCAAACACGATGTAAGTTACTCCAAGTTTCATAATTTAAAATCTTTATAGTAACTATTTTTCTTTTTCATTTCTAAATGCTCCAACTTGAAGTTACGGACATATTCATTTCTAATTTTTCCACCTAATGGTACTTTTTTAGTCAAATTATTTTTGTGTAAATATGAATGAATTAGAATTTCACTACAGGTGGCAATTGAATTTGGAAAAGCGCAGAGAAGCCTAGATTTATATTCAGTGTCACAGCCACATCTAAATGTATCATAAAATCCAATTTCATCAAAAACTTTTCTTGAAAAAATTAAAGTAGATTCATTTGTTTTAAAATTGCTGGATACCTTTTTTCGAGTAGCTTTGTCTACTCTAGAATATGCACAGCCTGATGCCAATATATTTTGATTAAATTTAAAGAGTTGTTGATTAAATCTATTGGGTAGAGAAACGTCATCTGCTCCATGTATAGTGTAATGAGTCCAGGTAGGATCATCTTTCAAATAAGATAAACCCACGTTTATCGAGTGATACGTACCCATGTTGCGTGAATTTTTGATAACTTTTATGTTTTTATGAAGAGCCAATTGCATTAGCGTCTTATCTGTGGAAGCGTCATCGACTACTACGATCGAGAGCTCAACACCCTGTTTGAGTATTGAATTTATGCACTCTGAAATAAAGGATTCTGCGTTATATGCTGGAATTATTACTCTTAACTGAGTCATTTTTTGATCATTATTATTAAATAGTCTGCGTTTTCTGGATTTGCAGCATATGGAAAATGAAAAATGTCTAGGATTTCACAATAATCAGAATATCGTTCTTTTATATCATGTCTTGCAGTAAAATCATCCTTTGATAAAAATCTAACATGGCCTTCAGAATCCATATTAGGAAGAGTTATTAATATAGTAGTGCCGCTTTTTATCTTTTTTAAAATATCTAAATCTCCTTCTATATGTTCAAAAAATTCAGTAGCAATAACTAGATCATAGACAATTGAAGAATAATCAAAGGTGACTGCGTCCTCAACCTGGAAAGAAAATTCAGGTGTCAATTTTTTTGCCATATCAATTGCAATTTCGCTAAAGTCGAATCCTGTATACTTGATGTTTGGCAAAGAATCCTTTAAATATCTTGAAAATTGACCTGGGCCACATCCCAAATCTAAAATATTCTGAAACTGATTACTCTTAATATAAGTAATAATGTGAGTCCACACAGGATACCATGGAGTATCAGAATAGTGTCTAAAGTATGTCTGCTCGCTGCCGCCATCTTTAAACACAGAATTGTAAAAGTCACTATTTAGTTCTTGTCCCATATTTTTTATACTTTATAACGAATTACTTCAAATGTTTCTGCAAAATCAATTCCATTTTGAATTCCTCTTACTTTTGCTAATGAATATATGAACTCACGACTAATATATGATCGACCCTTTTGGGTTTCATAATGACACAGAGCCTTATATTTTCTTAAAATATGGTCTTCGGTCAACTCATAATATAATTGATTTTTAAAACCGGTGTTATTCCAAATCAATTCGTATGATAGAACTGAGCAATTATTTTTAAAACATCTAACTCCTTCATCTGAAATAGTTTTGTGATCTTGATGGTAATCATCAGTTGATGGAAGAAATACCATGGTCGGATTGATATTTTTCTTTAGTTTAACAAGGTCTTCAAGTATATCCTGGCGTCTATAATTAAAGACTCTAACCTCATAATCAAAATATATTATATTTTGAGAAGGAATGCCTAACGAAGTTAAGGATGCAGTACTCTCAGTTTTAAGAGTGCCTAACTCGAAGCCTGGAGGCAATGATTTATCACAAATTGAAAATATTGCAACGTAAACTTCCTTTCCTTCATCGATTAGCCTAGAGATGGTGCCTCCGCATCCAAGTTCAGCGTCATCAGTATGTGGTGATAAAATTAAAACAGACATTACTAATTATTTTTTTACAATACTGGTGTCGATCCATTCCTTTTTCCAATAATAGAAGCCTAGCGCTGCACTTCTTAAATATAAAAAATCTCTATCTGCATATTGATGGGCGCAATGGACTTTTAAATATCCTTCTTCTTCTAAATTAGCAATAGCAGCAGAATATAAGGTAGATATGCTTTCTAAATAAGAGCTAATTAGGCTAAATCCAACTTTGTCTCTTTCCCAAATAGAACTCGGTACTTTTTCATCATGGAGTATCTCCTTTAGGAAGTGCTTTCTTCCATTTTTGTGACTTATATGCGGTCTTTCGTCTAAACTTAACGCCATCTCAACGAGAGTATGATCTAAAAATGGAGATCTTACTTCAAGAGAATTAGCCATGCTTGCAAAATCTAAAGTTGCATTTAAGTCTCCTTTGACATACGTAGATAATTCTAGCCATCGATACTTTGAGCTGCTTGGAAAATCTGAAGAGAGTGGAGGGACACATGATTCAATTAAAATAGAAAGATCGTCTTCGGTTTTTGTCCCATCTAAAATGGGAACTGTAAAATTTTTAGGATGTCTGAAAATGTTAAATTTTTGCTGATCAGGGGTTAAGGCTTTTTGATTTACATTGATACGATTTGCAGAATACCGCTTATCAAAAAATGAATCAGGTATATATGGGGTAGGAATACGGATGTATCCAAAAAATAACTCATCTGCTCCGTTTGCAGTCAATGCAACTTTATAATTAACTGAGGTTTCCTTACTAGTTACATAAGGAATAAATCCAGAAAGAGTTGGTTCTCCTGAAAAATTAGCGTATTCAGAAAGAATTGAAGATATGTCAAAGTTTTGAGGTTCAACTATTTTAAGAGGCATACTGAAGAGCTCTGCAACTTGTTTCGCTTTATCTACTTCTGGAGAAATTAGATGGATTGCATCAATATTTTTAATGATAGCTGCAACTGCAGAAGAATCAACTCCACCGCTCAAAAATAATGCAATTGGAACGTCTGACATGGTTCTGCGCTGTACAGCAGTTCGTATTGCATTTTTCATTGAGTCGGTTGTGATTGGTTTATGAAAAAATGGCATCCAATAACGAGTTATTGAAATTTTTCCAGAAATAGAGCTAAGAACAGTTGCGGAATCTAATCTTTTTATTTTAGAAAATAGAGTACGGTCTGATATAATTCCTCCCATTACAAAGTATTCCCATAAACATTCACGGTCAAGAGTCCATTCTATTTCAGGCAAGGCCTTTACAATAGCAGCCGGATTTGAAGCAAAAAATAGAACACCTGAATCATCGATAAAATAAAACAAAGGTTTTTCGCCTAGTCGATCTCTAACTAAATAATATTCTCTAGTTATTTTATTGTAAACGCAAATAGCGAACATTCCAGTTATTTTAGAAAGAGCATCAGTTACACCAAATTCTGAAATTAGATGTATTAAAACCTCAGTATCTGATGTTCCATTAAAACTATGTCCTCTTTGAATTAGCGTGAGTTTAAGTTCAAGATAGTTATAGATCTCTCCATTAAACACCATTACCCAATCACCATATTCAATAGGTTGAGAGCCAGTAGAATTTAAATCGATTATCGAAAGCCGGTTATGTGCTAAATATGCATAACCATCTGAATACACTCCAGAAGAATCAGGACCTCTCTTGGTTTGAGACGTTAGCATAATGTTGAGTTTATCTAATGTCTTTCTGTTTTCTAAAACAGGCGAATTAGATAATATTCCACTTATTCCGCACATTATATTGTTTTTATTTTTTTAGCAGGAATACCAACCGCTAATACGTTATCTTCGATTTCTTTAATAACGACTGCACCAATACCAGTCATCGAATTTGACCCAACCTTTCCTCCATTTATTATGGAAGTAGATGGAGCAAT